AATTAATATTGCCGTTTAAATCCATTAATGGTTTTCATTGGCTTCCAGATAATTTTGATAAAGGAATTAATTGTTTATCTTGTGGCGTTAAATGCCGAAGAACAGTATTTACAGTGCCTGGCACTCTATTTGGCACATCCGCCAGTTCTGGTTTAGAAAGAATATTTCCTATATTTGCCGGAACAATTCTATTATTCACTAAATTATTAATGGCCGTATTATTTTGATAAGGAACCACATTATTTTTCCAGAACGCTTGATCGTCTTTATATTCAGGTGCATACGTAGAAATGTTATTTATAATTTTATCTCTATAATCAGTAAGTAAATTTAATGCATTATTGTCTCGCTCAGCATACGGGACTGATTTAATGTCGGCTATCATAGAACCCATTTTGCTCTGTACATCATGCAGATTTCTTAAGGTCGGACTTTGTCCCGCATCAATTATTTTTCCTGAAAGAAGCGGATCCATATTCATTAATTTTGTTAAGTCTTCCCCTTCACTTTTATTAATGAAAGAATCTTCAGGAGAAATAATAGGATTATTATTTGCTAATGTTTTTTCAAATCTATCAGAACCTATTTGATAATTAGTATCATAAGCATCTTTGACTTTTTGCGATAAAATCGTATTTTCTTTTCCTATTAAATTTTTATAGTCTGAAGTCCCATACATGTTTTGCAATGCACTTTCTGCATTGTTAGCAAGTTCTTGAGGTGGCGCAAGTGAGGCATCGGGATAAAGTTGACTTAACACATTTCTAGTCCCTTGCTCAAGTTGTTGAGAAGGAGTAGATAAAGAGTTTCCTAGTAAGCCATGATAAGTATCATTGGCAACATCTAGGAATTTCTGCGTCGCTTTTTCTACGTTTTTTCCGAGAAGAGGGCTTGCTAGAATTTTTCCTATTCCTATTCCAGTGAGCACAATGTCTCTCGCGGGAGCAGCTAATAATGCTGCTGATGCACCGGTTTCCGCAATCGGGTTTAATATCTGCTGCGCCTGCGCTGAAACACCAGGCATAGAGTAATAAGCAGGATTTATCACTCCTGGGGTAGGCAGTTTATTTGGATCATATCCCAGTGCGCTTGCCAATTTCCTATTAATATAATCGCCAGCCACAATCGGTGCATCTACTAATCCAGAAATTGCATCAATTATTCCTTTCCCTAGGGTGCCCCCTACAGCATTAATTCCAGAACCAATATCATTACCAATTCCAGAAAGCGTCAGGGGCGCAGAGGGCATCGAAGCCGGCACCTTATCTTTATAAACAATTCCTAATCCTGAATAATCATCTTGAGAAGATGGGGGCGTGGATGTGGGTGGCTTATCTTTATAAACAATTCCTAATCCTGAATAATCTGGCATATTACCCCCCATTGTCCAATTTAATTCCTGGCCTTTTTAATGCTTCCTTTAAATTTGCAGCAGGAATAGAAGCAGGCACCCCATTCACAAGAATATTGACCATTCCACCCACTCCAGAAGGTTCGCTTAAATCAATGTTGTAATGTTTTTCTAATGTTCCAGGATAAATAGGTTGTGCCACTAAACTAGCAGAGCGGGCGACGCGCCTTAAATTGTCTTTCCAACGATTATATTGGTCTAATGCACGGTCAGGATTACCACTATAAGAATTAAATGCTTGCGTTACATTTCCTAATATTTCATTACGTTGTGACTCTTGGACGCCGAGCCCTTCCATGACTTTATTATAATTGGCTGCAGTACTTGCAAAAGAGTTATGAAATTCTAAATAATCTTCATAGCTTTGAGGATTATCTCGTTTTATTGCGTCAAGTGCTGCTTTTCCTTTTCCTAATGCACCGGCATATAAAGCCGCATTTTTAGCAATCCTATCGTAATGATTGGCGGACAACCAATTTTCAAATTCCATCGAATTTTCAAATCTTTTATAAATTTGCGGCGACACCGATTTTTTATTGGCATCAATTTCCGCTGCAAATTTTAATGCATTTAAATTTGATTTTTGTGGTGGTGCGACGGGAGGCGTAACATCTGAGGGCGCATTATTTGGAGAAGGTGCTCCTTGCGTAGGCGCGACGGTCGCTGGGGGCGCGATAGGAGGAATTTCCGGAGATTGGGCATTCGCACCCATGTCCGGAGCACCTTGAGTAATATCGCCCGTATCAGTTAATCCAGCCGTTACATCGTCCGGCATCCCCGTATCACTAAGAGCAGAAATATCGGGTGGTGCACCTGGTGGCGCAGCCAATGGAGTTGTAGGAGTGCCCCCTGGCGCGCCTGCTGAAGCTGGCGGCGTGGACGCTGTCAATGCAGCTTGTTGTTGTTGCTGTAACAATTGATTATACAAATCTATATGATCATGTATATAAGCTGCCCTCATATTAGCGGGAAGTGAATGTAATGTTTTTGAGAATTGATAAGCTGCACTTTGGTACCAATCAGTCCTTTTCTGTTGGGCAGCCATTTGTTGAGGAAGCATTTTTATTTTCGCTTGCACATAATTAATTTGCGATTGCTTTAAATGTAACGCCGCTTGTTGCGCAGGTGCCAGGCCTTTAAACGTTTGGCTTTTTATTAAACCGTCTAATTGCGCGTTCTGGACTTTTAAATTATCTAGTATGGGCTCAAATTTATTTTGTGTTTGTAATATTCCGGTATTAGCAATCGCCTGAGATAACGACTGTTGCGCCTCAGGTTCGGCATATTTTAATTTTACTTGGTTTAGTCCATTTATAAGCGATTGCGCGCGCATTTTCCCTACTGCACTGGCCGTATCATTGTATGCCTCAAATACGGTGGGTGCCTGTGTAAATAAATTTGACCATAACGCCATGATTAAACTCTCTTATTGAAATGGATTAGGCAGCATGTCAGGGTCTTGCCATTGAGATGACCCACCACCATTACCACCGCCATTAAATAACTTGCCTAACCAGCCCCCTACACTTGACCCGAGGGCCGCACCTGGCAGCCCTCCTCCAAACGCAAAGCCGAGCCCACCCCCAATTAAATTCGCCCAATCGCCGGCTTGCCCAGTTTGTTGTGCCCCAGCAGCGTTAGCCATGTTTTCGTAATATTTTTCTTGGAGGGCCGCTTGTTGTTCAGCTAGGGTCGCTCCCGCGCCAGCAGCTTGAAACCCTTGGTTTTGCAGCCCTTGAATGCCGTTACCGTATTGAGTGCGTAAGCCCAGAACATTTGTCATGTATTTATCAAAGTCGGTGCTTCTAACAGATTGTGCCAAATTAGCGGCAGCGGTCTGCTCTTCACCTGACCCAAGCATCCCGCTTGCAGCAGAGGCATTGTTTGCATTTTTTTGCCCTGTTGCAATCTGCGCTACTGCTTCGGGTGACATCTTGTATTGCGATGAAAGTTGATTGTATAAGGCATTCGGGTCTTTCGCTTGATTGAGAAAGTCCATATAAGCTGCATATTCGCCTGGTTCACGCGCCATAAAAGGCGCCAGAAAGCCTTGTCCTTGATTATAAAGCCCTTGGCTCGCCCCTAACCCTTGTTGCAATTGCCCACTCATCGCGCCGGCTGCATTTGATTGTCCATGCCCGAAAAGTGCATCTATCCAATTCATCATAATTTCACCTATGCAGGTATCGGCGCAAAGGTGACCCACGCGCCGGCTTCTCTAAAATTAAATCTGTTCGTAGTAGTGTTGTATATCACCATCCCATCATAAGCATTTTGTAGGTCGTTTCTTTCTGCTTGCGTCATTGAAATAACACAAAATACAGGCGTTTCTTGTTTGCTGCTATTAAACCTATCATGCCGGACTACAAGCCCTATTGTCTCTGTTACTGAGTCAATGTGCCTTTTCCAAACATCCGATACTTTTATGTTCTTTACGTCCGTATCTTTTCTTGTTGTCGTCAAAGCGTCTTCATAAATAGGTGCCTCTGACAAATACGGTGCCCCCATCATTCTTTATCTACCTCGTAATCAATGGCAGCCCTTAAAATATAAACTGGCACCGCATTAAATATTTCTATTTTATAAATAGCATCTCGCCACGTTCCTAATTGTCGCCATATAATGCGTATTAATCGTTCGCCAGCAGCCCCAAAAGACCGTTCGCCGTACGTGTGATATGTAATTCCGCCATCATTTGACATGCTTAAGAAAACTGTGGGCACAACATCCGATGCATCTTGCGGGGGCTGTACATGCGGCGGATAGAAGCTAATGGGCTTCGTATTGATGCGCCCCACTCCTTTTAACATATCTAATTCAAGCCTGTTGTGGCGTATCCTTTCTAATGTCGGCACTTGCATATATCGCAGTATGCGTGTTCTTTTTATTTTCTCGCCATTATTGTCTAAAAAGTCTCGGTTCAATTCATATAACTTATTATCGTTATATGCGGTCATGTAATGCGTTTTCCCTATAAATGTATGGCTATTTGCAATGTCTCTACTGCCCGTTAATGTTTCCAATTCATGCCAGAGGTGCTCTTGCGCTATGGCAGATGATGTGGCGTTATACACAAATGTATGGTTGTCCGTTGTAAAATTAATTTGATAAAATATTTCCCCATTAATTTTATAAACAAACCCTATCGCATCTTCAGGTGCCGTATATCCTTGGATTTTTTCATCCATTACCGGATCGCTTATCGGCATCGGGGTTATGCCTTCTACCATCATGATAGAGCCTACCCCGCTTTCATCGCCCGACAGATAAAATAGGCGGTCAAATCCCTCAGCTATAGAAGAAATCGCTTTAACGCCATGCTCGAACAATAAATTGTTCTGTCGCCTAAACCTAAATACCGCTAGCCCTGCATCTTGCCAAACTTCAGTTTTTACTTGCCCAAAAAAGAAAATGTTTCTTTTTAAGACTGCCACCCCATTTAAAATAGTAGGCCGTGAATTAATTAACGCAAAATCTAAAATGTTCCAAGTAGTGCCATCATTTAATGCGCTTATATAAAACCTATTTTGCACTCCTGGGC